TTATTCTTTTTCTCAATATGCTCTGATACATCAATCTTACGTAGTTCTAAATACTTACTCATTTGTTGTCTCCTGTTGTTTTGTCTCCATTTCGTGTAGTTGTTGCATCACTTGTTGGTAAAACATTAATTCTTCCATTTAATCTCTCCCTTTCATCAAATCTTTTATTAAGTTCTTCTAAGTCTTTCCATACTTCTGGTAATATTTCAGCTATACGCTTTAAACCATTCGCCATATTATATACCCCCAAAATACAAAAAAGAATAGCCATAGGTATTTATTCATCTAACTGCTCCTTAATTCATCTTTATAAAGTTTTAAAGCAAGGGCTTGTTGTTCTATGGGTAATGTTTCAAACTCTAATTCATTTTCTTCCCATTCATATTCATCTATTTTATTACTTTCAAATGCAATAGGTGTTTCATCAACCCATTCTACATCAAGTTGATAATCTTCTGAGTCAATTAAATTTACTATGCATAAGGTATCTTCTTTTCGCAATAATTTATGAATAGCATTTTTTTCTGCTTGAGTAAATTGAATATCCATTATATTGCTCCTGCTAACTTACCCATAACATATAGGCATAAAGCTACGTAGGCATAGAAAAATACTACTGTTACTATCATTGTTTTAATACTCATGTTTCTCTCCTGGTTAAAATTACAATAGTTATATTAAACAACTAAAATAACTTGTCAACAACTTTCTAGTAAAAATCTATAAATAAAATAGTTTGCAATTAAAAATACATTGTGGTAATGTTTTGCTCCATGGACATATTGCGTTATATTATATTAGATGAATTTGACGGAAAACCTCTAAGAGCCTTTAGTAACAAGGCTTCTGCGTTATGGTTTCTTGAGAATAGGTCTAATTGTAAGCTCCATATTTTGCCTAGAACGCCTAAAGCAAAAGCTGTGCCAATAACAGAATTATATGAAGAATGTTTATTTTAAGGAGAGTATTATGAATGAAAGAGAAGTTTTATTATATATAAAAGGTTTTTTAAAAGGTGTAGGATATGACCCAGAAGGTTTAATGCGTGAAAATTTATTAGATTGGGATGATTTAATTACTGAAGCTCTTTTTGGAGATAAAGATGAGAATTAAAAACTGGGATAAATATAACCACTACAAGCATAAATCAGATATGAAATGGTTTAAATGTTATGGCCGTGATTTACTAAATGATGCTGATTTTATGATGATGGATGATGTTAAACAAGTTACATTATTTAAACTATGGTGTTTAGCAAGTGAATCACAAGGCAATTTACCACAAGTTTCAGAGATTGCTTTTAGGTTAAGAAAGCCTATAGATTTTGTAGAAAAAATGTTAAAAGAACTTGATTCTTGGCTAGTTACAGGGGAAAGTCTAGACAAACTCTATAGCAACTCTTTAGCAGATAAGACTAGATTAGATAAAGATAAGATTATAAAAACCATTGTGCGTTTTGATGATTTCTGGAATGAATATCCACCTGTTAGAAAAACAAATAAAAAAGGTTGTTTAGAAAAATGGAAAGCAAAAGACCTTGACTTGATAGCAGATAAAATTATAGGATATGTCAAATCAATGAAACAAACTAAACAATGGAAAGAAGGATTTGTTCCAGCACCAATGACATTACTTAACCAAGAAAGATGGGATGATGGAAATGTCACACATATCCGTAAAGTTTGGGAAGGTGGCATTTAGTGAACATAGGAGAGGCATTAGATAAACTAACAGTCAATCAGTCTGTCATTACTGATTACTACCAACAGGAGTACAGTCATGCGGAGTTTAAGATTAAGAGCACAGATATATTTACTGATGATTTGGTGCGATATTTCGGTGAGGAAATTCATAGTGGTAAATCACTTGGCTGGGTTAAGACGGAAGATAAATTCCGTGTTAGGCAAGCGGAACTAACAGTTCTTACCGGAGTATCAGGTCATGGTAAATCTATGTGGCTATCACAAGTCATATTGTCTATGATGAAGCAAGGAACTAAATGTCTTTTGGCGAGCCTAGAAATGCGCCCTGTATTATCTTTGGCGAGGCTATGTACCCAAGCATTAGGTTCACCAGAACCAACAGATGATTACATACGTAAGTTTTGTGATAGAGCAAAAGATAAACTGTATATCTATGACCAAACAGGTGTCACGACTTCAGGAGACATGATAGCCTGTATGCACTACGGAAAACACGTCCTCGGTATAGATGTATTTATTGTAGACTCATTAATGAAGATGAGTGATATTTCAGAAGAGTCACTTGAAAATCAAAAAAGATTTGTAGATAGACTAGCTACAACATGTCGTGATTTAGACATACATGTATTTTTGGTAGCTCATACTCGTAAGATGAAAGATGAAACAGAGATACCAGATGCAACAGATATCATGGGCAGTTCTTTAATTAGAGCGTTAAGCGACAACATAATCTGTGTATGGCGTAATCGTGCTAAAGAAAAATTAGTAGAAGAAGGTAAGACACCTGAAGAAGAACTAAAGATTATTCCTGATTGCAAGGTATTTGTTCAGAAGCAGCGTAATGCACAATGGGAAGGTAGTTTTAATTTTTGGTTTAGTCAAAAAGGATTAACATACAAGGAGAGTCCAAAGTGACAATAAATGATTTCCTAAAAGCTATACAAAAGCATTTTGGTCATGTAGAATATAAAGCAACTTCCAAAGACGGACAAGTATTTAAATCGAAAGGATGGAGAGATGATACTAAAATTCAATTTGACAAAGATAAACTTGGAAAACTTAATAGCCAAGTTAAGAGAACTAGATTTTAGCAAGATATACAAAGTACAAGTGACAGAAAGAAAACCTATTAGAAACTTATCTCAAAATGATAAATACTGGGCTATTCTTGATGGGTTATCTGACCACCTTGGGTATACTAAAGATGAGTTACATGAACTTCTAAAATACAAGTATTTAAAATATGCTAAAGAAATTGCTGGGCATCCAGTTGTAGTTGTACCATCTACTTCTGACCTTGACACAGCTCAATTTGCAGAGTATATTGAGAATGTTCTTTGTTTTGCTCAACAATTCGGATGCTCATTTCAAGATGGTTTACCGCAACACTAAATTAACAAGATTATTAAGACAGTTACCTTGTCAACATTGTGGCATACAGTCTGATACAGTTTGTGCTGCTCATAGAAATGAAGGTAAGGGCATGGGAATTAAAGTTTCTGATGCCCTGTGTGCGGCATTATGCTATGAATGTCATTATACGCTTGACATGGGTAAAAACTTAACTAAAGAGGAAAGACGTGATATGTGGAATAGAGCTTATGTGACAACTATGCAATATCTTTGGGAACATGAAATGATAGGAATATTATAATGGGAAAAGGTTCTTCGCCACGCCCTTTTACAGATAGGGAAGTATTTGAGTCTAACTTTGATAAGATATTTAGGTCTAAAAAGCCAAGTGATGATGTATCACCACACGCTTATGAATACGAACTAAATAAATCTACAGGTGCAGTAGAAAAGACATATTCTAGGATAGATGTTATTTCTCAGAACGGAAATGAAGGGCTGCACTACCCTGAGTCTTTAGAACAAGGAACATCTAAACCTAACGAAAGTCAATTTGATGAGTGAATATTTAATGTTTGTTTTACAAATTATTGGCGTAATGTTGCCAATAGGAATTGCTTTAATTATTATACTATGGGTTGCAGATAAGGTATTAAAATAATGGCAACAAGTCCGACTCAACTGAGTCTTAAAATGTTAAGAGATGATGGATGGTTTTGCTGGATAACTGAACACTACAATTCTTACGCAAGAATACGTCAAGACCTTTGGGGATTTGGAGATATTTTAGCTTTAAAACCAAATCAAATATTATGCGTACAAACTACTACAGCTAGTAATATGTCAGCAAGAATTAAAAAAATAGCTGACCATGAAAACGTTGGCAAGGTTCGTGAAGCTGGTATTATGATTCACGTTCATGGTTGGCATCAAGATGATAAAAGGAAATGGCATTGCAAAGTGAAAGATGTATCGTGAAAGAAAAGATATTAGCTTATCTTACAGAACCACGAACTATAAACGACATAGCAGAACATATAAACTCTAACTACCCTGTAACAAAAAACATAGTGGTAGAGATGAGAGATGCTAATATTATTCATGCTTATAAAGATAACCAAAATAGGCTTATGCACTATTACGTTCCTCAGCCACATCCATTACAAGCTATCTTTGGACATACAGTAAACTTTAAAGATGACCAAATAAAAGGTATTACGATTCATAACGCAGATGACGCTAAACATAATTTACAACACAAGACTACACAAGAAACTTTTGGAGAAAGCGTAGCATATACGCTAACAAGATATGATTAGTATGGAACGTTTATTATCTATTATGCAAGACTGGTCTTTATGGATGAAGTCGGATAATCATAAACTAGGTTATCCATCTAAAAGCATAGGACTCTCTTCAGGGGGAGAGTCAACTAGCGAAGTGTTTGAGGAAATGTGTTCAGCTCAAGATATGGCTAACATACGCACCATAGACGCTATTATCCATAGCTTACCTAAAGAACAACAAGACGCTATATATGCTAGATACATTGGCGGTAAACCACCATTAGCTTTTGAGTGGAACATGGATATGGCGTATGACAATCTTTTAACTATTGCAAGTCGTAGAATAAATGCATAATCTTGTTGAACAAAACTATATAAGTATGGTATAATAACGCCTGTATGGCAACCTCCTGCCTATTAAAAACGTAATCCCACAAAAGCCTGACTGCACTCTCTCCGTGGTTGGGCTTTTTCTTTTATATGAAACTATCTATTTGCACTACATGCGGAACACCGTATGATGAAACAGGCTATGATAAATGCCCTGATTGTCAATACGACCACAGATTTATTAAATTAAGGAAAAGCTATGAAGAAACCAACAACGAAAAAAGGCAAGATGGCGAAAGTGGGCAAAGTGATGAAGGAATTTAAAACAGGTTCATTACATTCAGGTAAAGGTGGTAAAGTAGTAAAATCTCCTAAACAAGCTATCGCTATTGCACTCAGCGAAGCAGGTATGTCTAAAAAGAAAGGTAAATAATTATGCCAATGGTCGGAATGAAAAAATTTGCTTACACAGAAAAAGGTAAGAAAGAAGCTAAAGAATACGCAAAGAAAACAGGTAAGAAGATGGCTACTAAACCTGCTAAAAAAGCTGGTGCAAAACGTGGCTACTAAACCAGGCTTGTACGCAAATATTTTAGCCAAGAAAGCTAGAATCAAGGCAGGTTCAGGTGAGAAGATGCGTAAAGTAGGTTCTAAAGGCGCACCAACTGCTAAAGCATTTAAACAAGCAGCAAAGACAGCTAAGAAGAAATGATTAAGAAGGGTAAAGAAACATTCTCAGGTTATAATAAACCTAAGAGAACTCCAAGTCATCCTACTAAGTCACATGCAGTATTGGCTAAAGAGGGTGACAA